TTATTCCAGATTTAACTACGGGTTTCGGTAACTTACTGCTGACAAATACTACTTTAGTATCTTCTGTAATTGGTGCGTTGTATTGGTTATCTTTTACAAAGCAATTAAATTCTTTGCCATTGTCCGAATCTAATCTAAACATAACACTCATTTGGTCATTGCTAACACCGCAGTTGTGAAAAAATTCAACTGCTTGAGCTAATTTAGTTAACTCGTCTCCTCCCGGAATCACTGCTATAGTCGGTGATAGGTTCTTTATAATTGTTGACATTACCGACATTGAGTGATTGTCGGAGTTTACTAGAAATTTAGAATCCGGAGAAGTTTTCAAAAAATCTCTAGTTATAGAATCAACATCGTTTTCGATATAGTTGTCAACTTCTTCATCCCATATTCCTACGCCCCGCAATCTCGCTTCGAATACCGCTCCTAATATACCAGTGGATACTAGCGGTGGGCAACTACGGTGGCAATTTTTTAACACAGGTGTGCCTTCTTCCATTACTAGGATAGGAAAGTAATTTTCTAGATTAGCCTGTATTTCTTTTATTTGAGAAATATAAGTTTGAAAAGCTTCATCCGCTTCGAACCCTTCAAGGGAAGAAAGAAAGACAATAGCTGATTCAGACAATGGAAATACCCAATACTTTTCTTCTTTATTCCAAAACGCATTAGTGTTTGAATCTTCTTTATACTTTCTAATACTTGCTACTAGCTCTTCGTTAAACGGAAATACTGCACGGATCACTTGACCGTATACATCGTCGGTAGCGATTGAAAGTTTCTTTTCGTTGTTTAATTTACGAACAGATAATTTATAAATTGGATTTTCTAGAAAGGGGGTAACATCTTTACGAGCAGTATGTGTTAATGCGTTACTATGTCGTTTGAGTATCTTAACGGCTAGTGTGCCTTGCTTTTCTGTTAATCCAAATCCTCTAGTGATTTGGTCGTAGAAACTGCTTATCAATTTTGAATCCCACTGATTAAGTGGGGTCCTTGATAAAATTAAAGAAGTAATAAGGTCTTCAACATGCATGATTAATTATAACATCAGATAGAAATATCTTCAAGACCTGCCGCTCGTAATTTAATGATGTTGCTTAACTGCCATTGTTTGATGTCAAGACCTTTGATAATTCCAAGCCATTGATTTCGTAACATAGCAAACTCGTTGATAATCTTTTCCATATCAACAACATCGGCTTCACCATCTACATATTTTTCAACATCTCTAGAGCTTAACGCTCGCTGATAGCTTTCCAAATATTTCTTAAAGGCTTTAGATCTAGTTCTTCTCAATTCGATATTGAGATATTCAAGGATAGCTTCAATTTCCTGAAGCTGGTTAAATCTCTGTTCTACAATGCCCGGAAGTGAAGCAGAAGCCTTTTCAACACTTCCGTGTATCTTGACTTCTGCTCTTGCACTTTCGATTTCGTTGTAGTAGTGATCTAAGCAACTAGGAAGGTGTGCTATGTCCTTTGAGACTTTAGCATACCAAGACATGGATTACTCCTCGTCTTCGTTGTGATCCCAACCATCTTCGTCGTACTCGTCAGCATCATCTTCGATCTCATCTTGAATAGCTAGGTTAATAGCGTCATCAAGGATGGGATCATACCCTAGTAGACCTTTTAAAGTGTCAGCATCAACATCTTTACCTAGTAGCATATCGATGTAATGACTTGCCGCAGTTTCTTTATTTTTATCTGGAATATACTCTCGAAATATATCCCAAACTTCAACGATTAAATCTTCATCCATTTTATTCTTCCTCAATTTCCTCAATTGGAGTAGATGCAGTTAATACTGCACTGGCGTCCCATTCTGCCATGATCTTCATTAATTTATCTTCTGACCAGCCTTTTCTGAATTCGGCGATAATCTCGCCTGTTCCTTTGCTGGTGTAAGCAAGTTTATTGCCTACTTTAGATAATACACCCATCTTCTCAAACATGTCAAGTAGTCCAGAGGTAGGACTCATGCCGGTCGAATAAGGGATTTCAACTTGAACACTTTCAAAAGGTTTAGCATATCGTGTCTTCATAATTTTACATGCAGAACGAATACCATGTACTTCGGAAGTCTTGTTGCCATCAGCATCAACTTTAAGTTTCAACTTCTTCATAGCAACAACAATCGATGACGCATATATGAAGCCTTGCCCGCCACTAATTTTGTCATCAGGATCAAACATGTCTTGGCTTGCGTATGTGTGATTAGTACAAACTAGTCCAACATTCCAAGATCCAAACATATTAACGCAGTTACGAACAAGACTTGTAAGTGCTTTAGGCTTACGGCCCATATCACCCTTCATCTCGCCTGCTTCGAACTGATTTACATCAGTAGGAGTTAGTAACATACCCAAACTATCAATCACAAACAAAACTTTTGGACGATCTTCCTCGGCCATTAGTTTATACTCTTTCATAAACTCACTGATAGTTTTGGCTACATCATCAATCATAGCCATGTTAAGTTTAAGAAGTTTTTGCTCACTAGTATCTACATCCAAAGCATGTAACCATGCTTCGTCTAGAGCATTTTCACTGTCAACTAGGATAACATAAATTCCCTGTTCCTGTGCGTGACGGATGATGTTTCCAGCGCAGATATATGATTTACCTGCGCCAGATTCTCCGGCAAACACAGTTACCTTACCAAGCGGAACTCCTTTGAAGAAGTCGCCGCTGATAAGATAATTTAGGGCATAGTTACCTGTTGATATCCAGTCTGTAGGATCGTTAAATCCGACGCCCAACCCGTCGATCGACTTGGTGATAGATTTACGAAACTTTGAAATATCAAAGGCTTTTCCCATGCTCTATCCCCTTATTGCTTGTTACGGTTACGAATCATCGCAATGATGTCGGCAGCACGACTGCCTGCGTCACCATTTGCTGGGGTAGATTCTGCTTGTGCAGGAGCCGGATCAGCATCAAACGGAACATCGTTGTCAGCCGCAGGAGCAGATGCTTGTGGTGCAGGAGCTGCCTTTGGTGCGCTTGCAGGTGTGTTTGAAGAACCGCTATTAAAGCCTGCTGGCTTAAAATATTGGCCCCAACGCTCACCATCGTATGCCTCTCCGTCAACTGATGCCGCAAACATTTCTGCGATAACTTTAAGTTCAACTGGACCTGGCTTCTTGGGCAAGAAATCACCTAGGCTGTACAACCCGTGCTGTGTAATTGCCGCATTTTCCGCTTCGCTCAAGGCACGCTCACGACGAGCCCATGTGCTAGTAGAATAATCAGCATATCCGCCCTTAGATGTCTTAGTGATCTTGAAGTCCAATCCACGAACATAGTCGGTTGGCAATTCTTCGATCTCGGCGTCCATCAAAGCATTCTTAACGATGTTAAAAATTTGGCTACCAATGATAAATCTACGGATTGGATTTTCCGGAGTCTTATCTTCTTGTAGTTTGCTGTCAACAACAAAGCCTTGAAACAAGTAAGACTTCTTCTTCCAATACTTACGACCCATTTCTTCAAGGCTCTTATCCTTAAACCAAGGACGGACCTCTGTTAGAACTGGACAAGTTTCGCCCCACATTTCCATACATGGAACTTGTACCTGTGTTGGTTTGCTGTTTGTTTCACCTTTAATACCGGCGAATGGCAATCGAATCATTGCTCGTTCAATCCAGAAAAAAGTATTTTTAGAATCACCATCTGGTAGGAAACGAACTGTAGTGTTCGAGCCTTCCGGCATGTTCCAATGGGGATAAATTGCGTTGTCTCCACCAGTTGCGCCGCCGGTGTTGTTTTGAGATGATGCTTGAAGTTTTGCGCGAATTTCTGCTAAAGTGGCCATAATGATTTCTCCTTGTTTAATATGCCTCTTCTTTAAAGCCAACTGACTAAAAAGAAAAATGTGTGCATACGGTTAAGTATACACACATCTATTTATACATGCAACCTAAAAGGCTGCAATAATACGGTTTATTTTGCCAAACCTGCTAATTTTAAAATGCTTTCCATTTCTGCAGATTCTTTTGGTAAACGAGGACTGCTCCATACCTTTGCGCCGGAATCTTTATTTTTTTGGTCAATTGCCTTCTGGGCTGTGTCTTGACTTTGTTGTTTTTGTTTACGGAGGTAAGCTGGAATCTTATCCATATCTGCACCTTCATGTTCACCTTTTAATTTACCAGTGCGCTCTAAATCCTTTAGCATATCAATGCGATCACGATAGCCAGCAATACCAGGTTTGATATCGTGTGCTGCCATTCGCTGTTGTACACTTGGGTTATCTGCATGTTTCATTGTAGTGTCATATTGGTGACTGTGTTGAGGATTTTTTTCTTCGGCTGGCATAATGTTTTTGTTAACCGGCCCCCGATCCCCTATACCTTCTACTCGACCTTTGATGCTTTGAACAAGTTCTTTTAATCTTGCCAATCCATCGTCACCTACTTGGTCATGCTTTTGATGCCATTCGGTTGTGAGTTTTTCAATAAACTGCCCTGCTATGCCTTCGGCAAACTCACCTGCCTTGTCACCAAATTTTTCTGCAACTTGTTTCTTGCAGTCAAGTGCGATGTTTTCTGTGCCGCGGAACGGACCAACAGTTGGATTGTCTGCGTTGTAAAAACTCTTAACAATCTTAGCAACTTCTTTGACAATACCTTCGCGGGTCGGTGCACCATTGCCGCCTTTCATTTCTTCATTTTCACCGAAGCTACGATTATATGCTTGCTGACCTTTACCGTATGCGCCATGTGATGGACTGCCGGGATTGTAGGGATTCTTATCAACTCCGCGACTTGCATCTCCGTAACCCTTATCGTGCTCGGCTTTAGTATTTGTAGGATCAGTTCCTGCTTCATCTTCGGCGGCTGGCTGTTCTGCGCCTGCTTCCGGAGCGGCAGGCTCTTCAGCTGGAGGTGCTTCTGCACCAGCTTCTGGTTCTGCTTCTCCACTCATACCTAGTGCCACAGTTAGTTCGGGATAGTGGTCGTCTGCCCATAATTTAAATACTTCTAGTGGATCTGTTTCTGGATCTACTTCGGCTGCTGCCTTGAATTTATCTTCTAGGTCTGGATCATCTAATCCAAAGTTATTAAAAAATTGCCATGCTGTTTGACCATCTGGACCAAGTTTTAATTCTTTTGTATCTGTGATTGCTTGTTTTAAATCTTCAATTTCGTCGTCTGCTAGTTTGCCTTGCTCTGTTGCATCTGCCCATTCTTCAAAATATTCAATCGACTCTGCTGGGGATTTTGCCATCTTTTCAGTTTCGCGGCGAGCTTTATCGCTTAGGTTAGCGACTTTGCCACGCCCGTCTTTCTTTTCAGCTTTCTTCCACTCACCCTTT